CTGGTCTATTTTTATGTTGTAAGTTCCTGCACTCATGGTTTTCTTCTTATACCTCCAATGGTTTAATTATACCAAAATTTTACACCTCGTGTCAACTATTATTTTTGTAGTGTTTTATAGCACCATATATCTTTAAGTAATATTTAACTTGGTTCTGTTGGCCAAGTAATATTGCTCTTATCTGTCACACTAGATTGACTAGAAGGTATGTCTCTAAGAGTTTGTCTATAAGTTGCCCATTCTGTCTTTTTGGAATCTGTTAAGGGAGAGTCCGAAAGTTGTGTCCAATCTGATTCACTTAATAAATTATCTCTAAGTGCTCTTACTCCTGGCCATATTGAAACAGTTTGTGCTACTGCCTCTCCTCCTATAATTTTATATTCTTGTACATTATAATTACCTTCTATAACCGATTCTCCACTTTCTAGTGATATATTATTTAGGGCTACATTTGTAACTCCTGTACTTGTAATTTCGCCTGTATCTGTTTTATATTTTGTATAGTATATCATAATTATTGTGTGTTATCTATAAATACATAAAGTGATTGATATGTACTTCTTAGTTTTGTAACCCATCGTATTCTCCATTTGACAGTTTTTCTATTTGTTCCTGTTGTTGGTAGTCCTGATATTGTTCCATGATATGCAAAAGTATAAGTTCTAAATGTACCCACATCAAAGTCTATATCTTGAAGACCTCCTGCAGCTTGTATAAATGTTGAACCTCCATCTACACTATACTCTACAAATCCTGCTGTACAGTCTCCATATACACCTGACCATATCGCTTGATATTGTGCTCCATTCCTTACGTCATCAACATCTACAGCACAATAGTTTCCTGTTACTGAAGTTATACTAGTAAAATCAGTAGAAGCTCTTTGAGTTGCACTACCAAATACTCCTAAAGGCACGAACTCTCCATCAACATGAGACTCAATATCTGCACTTACATTTGCAAAGTGTTTTACATTTAGAGTGTTGACATTAAGTCTATCAGAGTTTATAGTTCCTGATGTAATTGTACCACCCGATATAGATGTTACATTTGCATTTACATCTCCTGCCCCAATTTTAGTATTTGCTACTGTATCATCTGTTGGAGTTATTGCAGAGCTTGGATTATTAATGTTAGTTAGTGCTCCTTTAAATGAACCTGCACCATCTAAGTCACCAATTACAATATCACTAGTAGCTATTCTATTCGCTGCAAGTGTTCCTGTTGATATATTACTTGCATTTAGATTTATTATATTTACATTTGCAGCATTAAGTGTTCCTGTTGTTATTTTGCCTCCACTAATACTTGTTACATTATTAGTTATAGCATTTTGTACGTCGCCTGCTGCAAAAGTTGTAAAACCACTTGGATTATTTGATGCATAAGCTGCTATATCAGTTCTAAATGAATTAGCATCTGTAATTTTTCCTTCTATAAAACTTTGGTCTACATTTGCTAATATTGTTGCAGTTGAATCATTATCTACGTTTCCAAGTCCTACATCACTTGCAGTAGTATTTGAATTTAAAGTGTTTGTTGCAGTTAAATTAGTTGACCCGATAGTTAAAGTACCCTTATACGCTGCACTCCCATCACTTGCTATTCTAAAGTTTTTTGAAGATAGACTTCCATTATTTAGATTAAATATTGTTCCTGCAGAAGTAAATCCTGAACCATCTGTATTTCCTACATGGTTTGTTGATTTAAATGAACCAGTTGTAATATGGTCTCCATCAATAGTTGTAATTCCACTACCATTTTGACTAAATTGTCCACCACTAAAAGTTACAAGTCCTGTAAATGATGTTGCTTGTAAAGCATTTCCGCTACCGTCTCCTGTTACTGAGACAGTACCCGTTCCACTTCCAGAACTACTCTCTGTTACAACATAATATACAAACCAAGTTTTTGAACTACTTGCTCCTCCAGTTGCAGTTGGTGGAGTTCTGTTATATGTTGCTCCGCTTGTTCCAATATCTGCCCCTGAAAAACTTCCATTACTAAAAGTGAAAGTTATTGCATTACTTGGTATAGCTGGAGCGTTTGCTGATTCTTGTTGAAAGAATAGTTGCCCTGTTGCTGTTTTTAACCCAGTAAGTCCCGTGCCTCCAACAACTCCGGCTGTCACGGCAAATAGAGTATCTATACTATAAGTTGTACTTCCATCAGTAACTATTTTTGCAATAACTGTATCTCTTACAAAATCTGGTTTATATGATAATCTAAAAATACTTGTTCCTGAATATGCTCTTGGAACAGGACTATCTAACTCTAGTTCTGTGTCTGATTCTATGTGTGTAATTGTTGCAAAAAATCTACTAGTTCCTGCTGCTCCAATAATAAATCTGTCGCCTACCGAATATTCACTTAAAAAACTCGTACTTGAGCCTGTTACTGTTGATTCTTCTGTTGTTACTGTTACCGTTCCTGAAGCAGAACTAATACCTGCATTTGAAGCGCCCACTTCTGCTAAGTACTCAAAATTAAATTTATTTCCACCAACATCTTCTGCTGTTGTATCTGTTTTTATTTCTATAGCTTTTAAGTGGTCACTTGTGTCATCATTATCAAAAACTAAAAATGCTTCTGCACTTGCTCCCATTCCATTAAATGCTTGTTGTTTATTTGCTGTTGCAGTTGAAGTAAAAGTATGAGTTATACCACTAGCAGTAATAAATTCGTAAGTTGCAGAACTAAAATCTAAAACACCAGAAGATGAATTTATTGATACACTTACATTTAAATCACCGCCCGCAGGTAGTCTTCCTATTCTAGATTTTGTATTTGGTATACTTGATATTTGTTCTTCTTTAGTATTTATTTTCTTTTGAACTATAGAGGATTTTATACCTCCTGTATTTACAGTTTGTATTTGAACTGTTGTAAGTCCTAATCTTTGGACAGGTATATCTATTTGGTTTGTATCTTTATCAGCAAGTATACTTTCAAATATAGCTCTTCCTGATACATTATGTCTAACTATGTAATGACTTAAATGCTCATATTTAGATGTAACTGCAACACCATTTGCATCTGTTCTAGTGCTTGTTGGGTGTTGCCACGAAACTCTTATAGAACCTGCACTAGATTCTAGATTTACATCTTCAGACTCTAAATTTGCTACTGAATTTTTACTAAATGATAGCGTTAAAGATTTTGGAGTTGGAACTTCTTCTTGATATGAAGGTAGTTTATTTGTATCAATTCCAACATCAAGTACATATCCTCTATCTACTAAGTCAAATTTTTGTGGTTCATATTTAATTGCAGCTATTTGATAAACACCTTTTTCAGTATTATTTATAGCTGTTATAATATATTGTTTTGCTGAGCCTGCTTCAAGACTTCCATCTCCTCCTAGCTCTCTTATTACCCAAGAGGCTTCAGCTGGTGGAGCAGAACTAAAAGCTGACCCAACAGTTAAAGTAGATACAGAAGCTCCAGTAGTTGATATTGTTTGTGTTTCAACTCTACTATTTGGATTCCAACTTAAATCTAATAAATTTCCACTATCATCTAAAGCATTTTGTGCTTGTAGAGTTGTACTAATAGTGGTTAAACTACCTCCGATATTAGCTTGCAGTATTAAATCTCCACGATTAAATGTTGTTGAATTAATTACAGCAGTTTCTTGTGCAAGAAAAGCACCTCCTGTTGGATATAATATAGATAATTTATAAGTATTTCCGCTTGATAGGTTTACTGCTCTATCAAGTTTTATTGAAGTTGTTGAACTTCCTGATGATATTCTACCACTATTTTTTATTTGTTCTTTGTCTGCATCTTGTACAAATACTACATCTCCAGGCTTTAGATATCCTGCGTTAATACCTGTATCAAATGAAATTCCTTCTGTTTCTAATATTTCAGTTAGTAAAGTCCATTTACCAAATCTATGTGCTTGTCCTCTTGATGTACAACCAAAAGCTACAACATCTTTTGATACTACTCTTCCTGTTTCTAAAATGTTATTAGTATCTTCTACAGTTTCAATGGCTTTCTTGAACATTGACTCTGGGTCATTCCAAGTTACATTTATTTGATTACTTCTATATTGACTTTTGGAGGAAGTATATTTAAATATGCCACCAAGAACATTTGATTTATTAAAAGTATAAACAGGAGTTTGATATCTATTTTGAGAAAACTGCATGAGTCCATCAAACCAATAAAGCATGCCTCTAAATATACTTGCAACATTTTGTAGTACTTTAAACGCTTCATCTGACTCTTGTAAATAAAGATTACATGTAAATCTAGGTTCAGTTCCTCCCTTGCCATCATTTACAAGCTCATCACAATATTTTGCTATTTTAAATAGTTCAAATTTATCAATTTGGTCTTCAGTTAGATATTTTCCTATTCCATATCTATTATTAGTAACTAAGTCGTAATATACCCAGGCAGGATTATCAGTCCATACAGTATCAAAGTTAGCAGAAGTATGAGAAAATTCATCAGTATCTCCTCTAAAATTGCCGTCCCACTGTTGGTAGCTTCCCTCATTTGCTCCTGAAGTTACATTTCTATCATATTCTGCTACAGTTCTTCCCTCTTCTCCTCTCGGAAAATAATTTGTAGGAACTTTTACTTTTAATCCTTTTACATCATATCCTCTAACTGGAAGTTTTGCAAAACTCTGTGCATCAAATATTGTAGCTGCATAAGCTGAAAAAGGATAAGATAATTTATCCTCTATAATATTTTCAATACTTACTAATTGAGAAGGATTTAAATGGTCATAGTCTCCATGTCTAGCATTTGTAGGATTAACTCTTTCTATTTTTATTTGATAATCAGAAATAGGTTGAAAAGGGCCAAGGTCTATTGTAAAACTTTCTGTAAAAGGAGCTTTAGTATTTGCTGTTACAAGCCCACTATGAGTACCATGTTCAAAATCAAAGTTTCTTGTTCTTTTATTACTTCGTCTAGCGATTAGTTGAGCATTTGTTGGCCCTTTTACTAATACTTCTGTGAAACTACTATCTCCTGGTCTTTTGTACCCCAATATCATTCTTAGTTCTACAAAAGTACTTTGTTCATCTCCACTAGATTTTTTTGATGCAATCATTTGTGGAAACTTAACTGTTACTTTTACTTTATCAATCTCACTCTGATTACTTACTCCCATTGTAGAAGCAGAAATAGTAACGGGACTTGCACTTGCATCAGGAGTATCTGTATTATATCCTCCACTTGTAGTATTGTCTACAGGTATTCCTACGCTAGTAGATAAATCTGTTTGTGCTATTTGTTGAGTTGTTGCATGAATTACTGAAGAACTACCTATTCCTCTAAAAGTGCTTAACCAGTTTTGGTCACGAGTTCCTTTTTTGAAGGCATATTGAAAATTTTGATGATTATATACTGGAGTTCCTGTTATACTTACAACAGGAGAGGATAGTGTAGCTTCAACATTTGATACAGTTCTATCAGTTGTTCCAAACTCAGTAACATCAGAAAGAGTTGCAGTAGTAGAATTAGTAATTGTAGCAATTTTCTTTACTGCATCTATAGTTATATTTACACCGCTTACAGTTGTTTGTATTGGTCTACTTATTTGAACTTGTGTTGCTGAAACAAATTTTACTATTTCTGCTACTAATGTAGAGCCTCTAATTCCGGCTCCGCTTATTCTTACATACTGTCTTAAATCTTTTATTCCGTCTACATCATTTCTATTTTCATCATCTTCTGCAAAAAAAGAACTAGAAGTAGTAACTACTATTGTGCCTTTTGTTGCACTTGCTATACTTGACCCAGACTTTTTTCCTCCAACAATACTTATAAATCTATCACCATCATTAACTGACATATTATCAAATAGTGAGGGATTTGTATTATTATCTGTTATAACTTGAGTTGATGCATTATAACTTGTATTGTTAGAAGATTTAATATTAAATTTTTGTCCAGTTAATCCTATAGTAGCAGGAGTTTTATCTAAATATATACCGTCTGTTCCCCCTTGTAATCCCTCTATGGGACCTTCTGATAATAAATCATATACAACTGCAGTTTGATGTTCATTAGGGCTATCTATTTTTGAGTCATAAACACCCGCACTAGTAATATTTGCAGAAGCGTCCCCGTCTTTTAGTCTTTTTGCGTCTTGGTTACTTGGCATTATCCGTCCTCAGTAGTGCTGCTTTCTGTATCTGAATTAGCAGGTGCTGCTTGTCCTGATATAACTCTTGTATATCCTGATTGTTGTTGTGTAATTTTATCTTCTATAAATCCAAAATTCATTATGCTTCCGCCTATTATTAATCTACCATATAGTAGTGGTACGGCTATTCCTTCTTTTACATTATTTTGTGGTCCATCAAACAAATAAGAGTCTCCTGCTTTTGAAGGACTTTCAGGAGTTAAATATCCTGTCACCCCTCTCATGGCAAGTCCTGTTCCTAATGCACGAACTCCCCAAGTTGCTGCTTGTCCTGCTGTGCTTAATGTTGTTGAACCAGGAGCTGTTACTGTAGTTCCTCCTGCTGTTCCTGCTTCCAATGTTGTTGATGCTTCTTTTGCCCAGTCAAATTTTTCTATCCAACCAGGCCCGTATATAAGTAGTACAATACCTAAAATTATTTTTAATGCATTACTTAATTTACCTTCTCCTGCTGCAACTGGTGTTATTATTATTGTATTTTGGGGAGGGGCGATTTGTAAATCTAATCCATCATCTATTAAATCTTTTCCATTTTGTATTGTAAAGTCAACTCCTTCTTCTGCTTTTTCTCTAATATATTGTCCGAATCCTTCTGTTTGACATTCTATAAGTTTAAATATATCACGAAAAGACTTGGCACTCATATGCCAGTCTGAGCCAAATTTTTCTCCTATTTCTCCCATTAATTTAACGTGGGTCATAAACTTCTGCTCCTAACTTTGGGTATGATACAATTAAATATGGTATACCCAAAACTTTTGCCATATTTTTATCATGGTCACTTGGTTTACAATCTTCCATATAGTGACTATGGACTACATATAATATTTTTGAAATCAATTGATATTTACTTAAAACTTTCTCGTCTATTTTAAATGATTTTTCTTCTGTGGAAATATTTTCACACAAAATCCATTTTTTTGTGTCATTTTGCTCTATTATGAGTCCGCACATTTCTTTTGGTGCGGCTTTCTTAGCTGCTTCAAATATTTCAGGTAAAAACATCATTGGAAATTCTTTGCTCCAGGATATGCTCCAAAAGGTAAAACAACAGTAGTATTAATACTAGAAGTAGGTAAGCTTGTTGCAGAGTCCTTATCTGCAGGTTCAAAACCAAATCTCTTAGAACAAGATTCAAGTGTTTTACCACATTCATCTGCTCTTTTCCAATACTCATTAAATCCTGGTGTTTCTCCTGAGTGAGTAAGTTTTGCTTTCCAGGCAAAAGTTAAACTATTTGCTGTATGTAATACTATATCATTTAGTCTATCATCAGTAAATGTATTATATGTTGTGCTATTTGAGTGTGTGCCTTGATGTACTCTTAATCTTTTAAAATTAGTATTAGTATCGCTTGGAGTTCCTAAACTGCTTTTTGCTCCTGCCACTGCTACTAACCAATACATATCTACTGTAGTTGCTGAAAAAGTTCCATTGGCGTTTACCTTGGTAACACTATTTCCAGTTGTCTTTACAGCAGCATTTAGTGCAAAACTAGTAGAGCTTGCTGCAGAAGTATAGTTTGTAAATGATGTAGTAACGGGCACTATATATTCATTATCTATTGTAACATATATGGTATGTTCAACCCCATTAGGATTACTTCCGCCTCTTGTAGTTGTATTTCTAGTAAATTTTCCTTCTCTACTCCAAGTGCAACCACCACATTTTGCACTTTCTGTTAAATCTGGACTCGCTCCTGTATATTCCCAAGGACAAGCATTTGATACAACTTGTCTGGCAGGTATTAAAACTCCTTGTAAATCAAAAGGTGCTATTAACTCAAAATTAATTGTCATTGAATCTTCTGCTTGCACTCTAGCTATAGTCCAAACTTGACGAACAAATTCAACTGGAGTATTTCCTGAACCTGGGTCTGCACTTTCTCCTTTTAAATATTTTTTTAAAGTTAATCTTCTTATAAACTTTTTTCCTACTAATGAATCAATATTTGTTGTGCCGATTAAAGTTGTAAATGTAGAGCCAACGTTTGATACGTTGAAAACAGGCCTAGCGATTGCTCCTGTGACTTTTATTTCAAATCCATCTGAAGATATTGGATGTGGCGCATAAGTTCTTGTTGTAGAGTTACTATCATAGTCATAAATTTGTAAACTACTACCGTCTGAATCTTGTCCTGGAGTTAAGTAAACAAATGTTCCATTTGCTTTTTCTATTTCATATAGTTCAACTAAACCTGAGCCAGGATTTTGTTTCTGTAAATCGGTTAATATTGTCATGCTTCATAAACTCTTCTAAAAGTTGCTGATAAAGTATAAAAATTATCAAATGCCCACGTTTGATTCCAGGCATCACAAATACAGAAAATACTTTCTTCACTGCTTCCTTCATTACTGTCTTCTAAATCAAATCTAAATTTAGTTACTCCGCCTAAATCTTCAAAAAACTTTACTAAATCATCTATTTCGGCTTTTGGTCTTGTACTAAATGAAACATTTAATGTTTGCTCTTTTGTATTTATGCCGTCTGCTAATCTTAACTCATAGCCGTCACCAAACTGACTCTTTAATACTTTCATTGCAGTGCTACGAGTAAGTCCTTTATCTGGTTGAACAGGGCCACTAAATCCAGTTATATTGTTTCCATCTGATTGCATTATTCCAAACGCCATAATTTATTCCTAATAAAAACTTAAAGTTCCGCCTGGTCTTTGTTGTACCTCAATTTCGTTTTTAACAGCTTCTGCTATCGCTTTACCTATACCTATCATTTCTGCATTATCACTTGTAGAGTCTACTTGTCCAGTTGTCATATTTACATTTACACTAATATTATTTGTACCTCTCATTCCTCCGTCTATTTCTACAGGAATACTTCTTCCATTTGGAAGAGGAACAACTGCTTCTGTACCATGTAGCATTGCAGGATATCCTGATTGAGGTCCACTTGCGATACCTCCTGTGGAGTAAGAACGACCAGATTTTTTCATTATTCCTCCGCCCCTTGCTCCTGTAAAAGGCATAACTCCCATAATCGCCATTGCTGCTTGTTGTGCAAGTATTTGTGCTATAGAATTAAGTATTGACTTTGCCATGTCTGCAAAGGCTTCTTTTACAGATTTTGCTCCAGTAATTAAACTTTGAAGTGCTGTTGCTAAATTTGATTCCATTGCGTCTATTGCTACTTCATTTACTTGTTTTACTAAATCCAAAGCGTCTTTTGCTTGGTCTATTTTTACATCAAGTTGGTCTAACTCTGCCTTTGCTTTTTCCATAAATACATCATTATCTTCTAGTCCTTTTTTTCTTAGCTCAGCAATCATTTCTTCTTTTTGTGTTCTTTCTAATGAAAGTAGTGCTAATTTTTCTTCTTTTTTAATATTTGCTGATGTAAGTGGACCAACCATTGTTTGCTTTTCTAAAAATTCGGTTTGCAGTTTTGTTTTTCCTGTCATATGAGCAATTTCTATTCGTCTTAATCTATCTGCTTCATCTAATGCTGCTTGACCTAATTGTTTTATTATTCCTAAATCTCTTTTTGCTATTGCTTCTGCACTTAGTGCTCTGCCTCCTGATGTTTTAACTCCTGCTTGTGCAGTAATTTTATTAAAAGCGTCCTCACCAATAAAAGTTTGTAATGCCTCTTTTGTAGCTTTATCAATCACTGAATCAAATTGTGCATCAACTAAATCTTTAAATTGTGAAATATCTAACTCTCCTGTATCAAATAAGGTTTGACCAAATTCTGCAATAGACTCAGTAATTTGAGTTAAAGGAGTAGAACCTTTTCTAAGATTTGATAGTGCTGAACTAAATTTTTGAGTAGCATCAGTAAGTTTTCTAGTTGCAATTCCAAATCCTGTAAAAGCTTGTTGTGCTTTTGTACCTTTTGTTTCTAAATCTGTAAGTCCTTCTACTAACTCGTCAAAAGTTTCTGATGTAAGACCACCAAAGTTAGTTTGCTCATCTAAAGCTTTAGTAAATAAATCTATTCTTTTTGTAACATCTGCGTAAAAACTTCCTGTTTTTACAAGTTTGGATTGTTGTATTTCTAGGGTTTGTATTACTTTTTGTATTGCAGCGCTATCTACTGTCGCAGTTGTTTCTGGTATTGAACTGAAACGAGCATCAGCTGGTATACCATCTACCAGAGGAGTAGTAGTACCAGGTGCAACTGATTCTATAAAAGCTTTTTTAGCCATCTGTGCTTGATTAAACTCTGTAACAATATCTGTTAAACCTTTAAATGAAAAATTTTCAAAGAATTTTGCTTGTTGTTGAATACCAGCAAAAAGAGTGTTAGTTTGTTTTAAATCTTTATTTAATTGTGATAGAACATCTAGTTGCTCTTTAAATCTATCATTTATTTTTTTAATTCTTTGCTCTGCTGCAACTATATCTGGGTCTCTAAATCTTTCAGCGAATTGTCTAACTAAACCAATTACTGTAAGTAAAATACCTATATAACCAACAAAACTAAGTATATCTGCTAGTTTACTACCTAAAAATTTCATCATTCCAACAAATTTTCCATACTCTGCCTGGAAGAATAGCATACTTGCATGTGCTCGTGCAAATCCTCTTTGAAATGCATTACCTGTACTTGCTTCTATTTCAAGATTATAACCTTTTAATATTGTTAGTGTTTTTTGTGCTTCTCTTCTTGTAAACTGTTCAAAGTTTAAAACTGAAGATTTTTTTGCGGATATGGATTTTTGTATTGAGTTAATATCGGCGGTGCTAAACGTTCCTGTTTGAAATCTTTCAAGTCTTGCTTTACTTCCTGTGTAAAATTTTCCTATATCTGTTCTTGCTGATTCTCTTACTGCCTTAAAGTCTACTTGTGGAGCTTGTGGTGCAATCGCACCTGCAATACCTGTACCTAAAAGTGCAAACGCCCCTGCAAGAGCTGTAACATTGTTTGAAAGTGCTCCTGCGATAAATTCTGCAACTCCTGATAAACTTCTTTTAATTCTATTTAATAAATCATCAAAAGATTTTGCTAAAATTGAAAATGAGTTTAATTCAGTATTGAATTCACCAAACTTTTCTTCCCCTTGTTCAAGAACTTCATTAACAACGGCTTGTGATTTTTCAAATATACTTAATTTTCTGCCGGCAATACCCATTTCTTCTGCATACTTTTTAGTTGCAACTTCCAAACGTAGTATAATACCTAGTTCATCTAATAGTTCTGGCTCTGCTTTTGTAACACCACGAATAAGACGATTAAGAGAGTCTGTTAAATCTCTTCCAAGTGCAATAGAGGCATTTTTTGCAACAAGACCAATTCTTTCTAACTGGTCAGAAGTTACACCTGCTGCTCTTGCTATCGCTACAGATTGAGCTGCTTCTGCAAAAGCTAGCTGACCACCTGTTGCGTCTTGTAATCTTGAAGTTATGAGACTGAGTGCTTCTCCAGTAATTGTGGCATATTCTGCAGCACCTTCAGTTAATATTCTAAAATTAGCCGCATCTTGAAAGAATCTAAAAGCTGCTGTAATAGCAAAAATGTTAGCAGCAAGAGTAGCATATGCAGGTACAAGACCGCCTGTGATGCCTTGTGCCATCTTTGAAAAGTTTTTTGTTGTATTTGACGATTGTTGTGAAGCCCCTTTAAAATTACGATTTAAAGTCTGCTCTGAACGTGATAAATCATCTACTGCTTTTTTAGTCTTTTTGGTCTTGCCTTCTAATAATTTTAAACTACCGTCATCAGTAATTTCAAAGGTAAGAGTTCCGCCTTTTATTTTTGCCATTTATCCTTGTACATTTATTCCTGGTTTTGTTCCTTTACCAGTCTTTGCCTTTGCTTTTCTTTCTTCGGCTTTTCTTTTTTTATCTTGTTCTGAATTTATTTTTCTTATATTATAACTATCTATTAGTTTAATAAAATAAATACAAGTTTTTACATCTTCTACTTTGTGTGCTTTTAGTAGCATTTCTAAAGCTGAGTAATCTTTTCCAAGATATGAACCACTCATGCCCTCCCAATTTTCTGGTAAATAGTCGTGCAATAAAAAAGCCACCTGAACTTCTGGAGGATAATCCCCTAAAGTTGGTGGCATTTCATTTGGGTCAGGTTCTTTACCAGTTTGGTCGCATAATTCTAAATACGACTCCATAGTAAGCTGACCTTCTTTAAATTGTTTCTCTAAGAGACCAAGTATTTGTTCTACTTGGTCTTGGTAAAATTTTCTAAATCACCTACGACTTCAGTTACCCACGTATCAAAATCAGTAGCATTTTTCATTA